ACTGATGTAAGTATGTTGAGTTATCTTCGTTATTATCTATTTGTTCAAATACAGTATCTTGTGCTAAATAAGGAACTCTTGTCCAAGTATCACCATCAGAATCTTTTATACTTTTTACTCTAATTAAATTATCTTCTTCAATTTTAATTTTATCATAAATCTTTGGTGAAGTGAATGTAAAGTCTTGTGTCTTTTCTTTACCACTTGTAGCTTTAACCTGCTTCTTTAGTAAGTAGTAAACAGGTAGATTTGTACTTTCATCAATCTGATAAACTGATACTTCAGTTGGACTAAATGATGATGAGAATGAAAAATCAATTGATGATATTGTTGTAAATTCTACATCAGAAAAATCAGTAGAACCTATTATCATACCTTCACTTAAAACCATAGCATAATCAAAATCAGGTTTTACATCATCACCAACACCAGTTGCTGGTACTAATTGAAATACATCCATTGTTACAGATGCTGGTATAATATTTTTTGGTTTGTATCCTAATGAGTTTACAATATTAAATAAGTTTACATTCTCTTCTGCTGTACTTAATAGAGATTCTCTTAATTGTGTATCTGTATAAAATGATAATACATCACCTACATATGATGCCATTTCCATAAACATCATACCAGGAGATGATTCGTTAAAATCGTTAAATGTATTTGGGAAATAATTTTTAGAAAACTCAACTAAGTTTTTTCTAAATTCACCAAAATCTCTACCGATTAACGATACATCCTTTTGTACTAAATCTGATTTCTTTTTGTTTGCCATATCTTAAACCTATTCTATTGTACTTCCAGCTGAATCATAAAACACTATTATTTGTTGGTTCGCACCCTGCTCTGTAACTCTAAACCTTAATTCAATTTTTACAAAATTTCTATCAGGTTCTGTTTGAACATCTATATTGTCAATAACTATATAAGGTAACCAAAATTTGATATCTTCTGAAAGAGTATCTGAAATTCTTTCGTTCAAGTCTAAATCTATATTTTCAAAAAGCAAAGAATACACATCCGACCCGAATTCAGGTTGAAATGGTCTTTCACCTTTTCTGGTCAATAATAGATTCTTTAGATTAGATGTTGCTTGCTCTTCTGTTGTATAACTTTGAGCAAATAATCCGTTGGGTTTACCGAATGGTAATTTGACACCAACTGCTACATCTTTTTCAAAATCTATTGGATTATAGAAAAACGTTTTTCTTTCTTTAGCCATTTAACTATCTTCCCTTTTTCTTATCAATCGCTTTCATCAATTGAGAATAATCTTTTGTTATAGCACCCACCACATTAGCCACTTCAGGATTAGATGTATCAACAGGTCTACCATCGATATCTTGCGTTGGTGCTGTTACCATAGAACCACCCTGCACAAATCCTTGCGCTTGATTGGATGTATATGGATTTGCATCTAAGTTTCTCCACTCACCACTTTGAGCTACATCATTTAACATTTCATTTAACATTTCATTCTTAACAAATGATTTTGGTTTAGATGTTTTTTTATTTTCTTCTATTGCTAAAATCTTACCCATATCAATTTCCAATGGGTCTACTTCAACCTTTTTAGATTTGATTTCTTTTATAATCGGTTTCTGAGAATTCTTTATCTCTTTAAGCATAGGTTTTAGTTCTTCACGAACTACCTTTCTTACGATTACTTCCAATAATTGTGCTAAATCTTTTGCCTTCATAATTTCTGCTTTATATATAAATATTAAAAACTTTCTTTTTACACCATTCCAACCCAAGGTTGTGGCGATGGGAATGGTGGGAGTGGTGTTACTGGTGTTCCAGGTGTTACTAATTCTGTATGTAAACCACCTACTGTTGTTAAATGAATTGTAAATGCATTTACTAATTTAGTAGCAAATGGTATTCCATATGGTATTTTTGATGATGGGTGTGTAAATGCCGTTAACAACCCTGCTTTAAGACCCGCTACTACCCCACCATTGTTTATAATGTGTGATATCGGTGCAGGTATTCCTACTGTTCCAGTTGATAATCCAATGTTAACTGGATGGAATGGTGTTGGGGACATTGTAGTTGTTAACCAATAATTTGATGTTGCGTTTGCCCAATCTGAAAAATGACTTAGTTTAGGTCTACCTTCTGATTTTCTTATCTCATCTAATGTTTTTTTGATAGCCATCTTAATCGGAAGATATGGTGCTTGAACTAATGGTAGATTTCCTGGATGAATAACTGTATTAGCAGTTTTTACTGCTTTGTGATACTCCGATGCTATCTTCTCTGCGGTTTCATCGTGAGTTTTTCCTTCTTTAGCAGAATTAAGATAATTACCTACTGCTGGTATAAATGTGGGCCAAAGTGCGGGCATAATATTATTGTTTCATTTTTTGTATATCACTCAATATCTTAGAAACCTTACTAGCATTAGTAGCAGGTCCAGTCGGTCCAACACCAGTTGCATATGTTGCTTTAGCTGATGTTAAATCTGTTAACTCACTAGCTAACTGTTCTATTAATGTGAATAGTTTATCCATTTCCATCTGCCAACCTGGTGTTGCGTTTATGATATCTTTCTTTGCAGCTATAATAATATTTTCTTTTCTAGCATTTAAAAATACCCTATCCGAATTTAATATGATTTGAGGTTTGTTGTACGATGATGGTTTATCTGCAGGTCCAATTCCTTTTTGAGCTGGTGTTAGTTTTATTTTTTGTGATGAACCTAACCATATAGATGATAAATCTTTATTAACATCTTCTATAATAAATTTGTTATAAGAACCACCACTCTTTCTACCATTTGCTAAAATAGTAATTGGGTCGTTATCTGTAGATGAACTCCACGATGGTTTCTCAGTTGTTTTACTTCCTTTAGGAGTATATCCAAATCTCATTGAATGTCCAAATCTACCTTCTAAAAGAACATCACCAATGAATGGTTGAATTGAACCTATATCAGTTCTTTCTGAAAACCCTGCTCCTAATTCAGAATCTCCACCACCACCACTTACACCTGGAATACCAGCGGCAGCTGCTGCGTATCCTGCTACTGCTCCTGCTGCTGATAGTAATGTTTTAGAAGTTGGTAATGCGTTATTGTGAGGATTCTTTTGTATTGATACTGGGTTGAGGTAATAATACGTTGTATTAGAATTTCGTTTATCGGGTGAAGATTCGCCAGCTGCACCCTGCATTATAATAACAGTTTCACCAATCAATGGAATCCTTCTCATAGACATATCCATTGGATATGCTTTTATTTGTTGGTTAACTGTAGTTTGACTATATGCTTGAATAGCGTATAATTCATTTACATCAGTATCTTTAAGATTTATTCTTTTAACAGTAGCTACTGTTATCTTACCTTGGCGAGCCATTAATCTTCTCCCTCTTCTGTATTACTTAGGGCATCAATCTTATCATCGATTTCTTTTGCGTTTTCCAAAAGTTGCTTCTTCTCATCTTCGGATAAAGATAATCCACCTTCATCAGATGAGTTAACATCTTTCAACATTCGTTGAACAATTGCTGCTAACTTTACAATCTGCTCATCGTTCTTAATTGATACTTCCATATACTCTTTAATCAAAGGAACAATCACAGTCGCATCTTGTAGATTCTTTACTAATGGTTCTAATTGTGCGATAAGAAGTTTTAGTTGCCTATCCTTCTTTTTAGAATTGTTATAAACATCAGACATAATATCTGCAAATGTTTTTCCTTTAAATAATTCAGTATCCTTATCCATTACTATCCTTTAATTTATATCTTAGAGATAATGAGCCTTTTTGATTATATTCGGTATATAACTCTACATAAATACCTTTTAGTTTACCAACTACTTTTGTTATATACTGAGTATGTACACCCGTTCTCTCCCTAATAAGTATGTAGAGTGCCTTCTTATTGTACGAATATAAATCATATCTGTTCTTAAATAATTCATTTATTGAATCAGCTATTGCTCTATCTCTATCTTTTAAAAATATTTCATACAAATGGAAATCTATGTATTTTGTATAGTGGTCAATAAAATCTGATTTTGCTTCTTTGTTGTTTTGGTCTACAATCTCATTTACTATATTACGAGAACTATCAATATACTTTACTTCAGTTTTTGATTTCATCCTAGCGTAGTTTGCGTTATTCTCATTGAATAAATAATTTCTTGCTACTACTGTGAAATAGGAAAATGCTCTACCATTCTCACCATTGAACTTATGAATCTTTTCATTCAAGAATGCAACTACACTTGCTTTCACATCTTCATATGGTACATCAAAGTAATATGTTTTATAAGTGTGGATTACATTCTCTGCTAACTTATCAAATGGATAATGAATGAATCTATTATAGATTTTGTTCTTTAGCTGGTTATCATCACAACCATTATATGCGTTGATTGCGATTTCGGTGATTTTGGTAAAATATCTTTTACTCCTTTTTCTTCTTTTTTTAGGCATTCGGATTTATTTCATTGTTTAACTTATCTAATGCAGTTTGTATTTCTTTAAACACAAAACCACTTTCATCATCAGCTTCAAAAGAACCAATTCTATCTACTTCTTTCATTCTAGCTAATGCTCTTTTTACAGAGTTCTCTACAGAATCCAACACTTCATCCTGCTCTTCAATACTATCTTCTAACTTTTCAACTTTACGGAGTAAGTTCCATACTATATAAAGTAAGATAAATATTATTACCAACGGTAAAACTATGTGTTGTATTATTTCCATATTAAGCCTCTTCTACTTCACCAAATATAGATTTAAAATCAATCTTCTCTGGCATTTTTACGTTTTCTAATTTTTGTTTCTTAGCTGGTCTACCACCTACATTCTTTGTAGTAACTTCACCCTGCTTCATCTTCATCCATCTTTCGTTTTCGAATCTAGCTGCCATAATATCAGCTTGGTGCATTACAAATGGTAGTCCAGTCTTTAGTGCGTTATCTTTATTATATGCGATATAATACTCTTTATTGGAATCATCGTACAATCCATCAGTAAGTTTGATACCTAAGTATTCAACCTCTGAGATTTTAATTCCGAAATGGTTCAACATCCAAAATGTTCTATCATTCAAATTCATCCAATGCATTGATGGATTAGTTTTGTAAATCTTTCCTTGATTCTCAACATGCCATTGTGAATCATTTGGGATATACCAACTCTCATCAGCGTTACCAACTTTACCTAAGTCGTGGTGAAGGGCTGTGAAGATTACAGTTTCCTTATCGTATCCACCATCTCCGATTCCTAACTCAGTATGTAAATCGAATACCTTAACTGCGTTTAGAGTAACTCTTAATACGTGGTCAATGTATCCACCAGCAAATGCGTTGTGGAAGTGTTCGGTTGATGAGGCAGGAGTAAGAATGATTCTATCTTCAAGATGGTCGTACATCTTGTTAAGAGCTTCTAACCTCTCACCTGTAAATGTTTGATTAATTAATTTTCTGAACTTTTCGTAGTTCTCTTTGATTTGATTTTCATCTAAAATGTGTACCATAATTTAATTTTTAATTGTTAACTAATTGATTATCAATGTGTTGTGATGATAGTGATAGTGTAACTGATTGATTATCAGACACTTACACTTCATCTAATATAGATAAGAATTCACTCTCTCTATAAATGTTATACGTTTTACCACCATTCTTATGTTTGAATCCAGTTCCATCTAATAGAACTATATCCCCAACCTTAGTGCTCATTGGTATTGATACACCACTTTGTGTAAACAATCCACTACCAACTGCAACTACTTTACCCATCATTGTGGTATCTGAACCTGATGGTTTGTATAAACCACCTTTGGTTTTTTCATCGTGTCTTTTGAGTATCTCTACTACTACTCTATCCCCTAAGGGTCTGTAATTATATTCCATAACTTAAACTATTTTATCTATTATTCCTAATTCTAATGCTTCTTCTGCTGATAAGAAGTAATCACTTCTTTGATTTTCTTTCCAAAACTTCTTATCTTTTTTTGTGGTTTCTTCCATAAGGTTATTACAATCATCTTCTAATTGTTCTGCGAACTTAGCGTTTGATTTAATATCTTCTAACTTTCCAAAATTCATTGTTGATAATTGGTGAACCATAATCTTAGAGTGTTTAGATGCTGCTCTAAGACCTGTACCACATGCTAATAGTAATGCTGCAGCACTCATAGCTGAACCTCTACAAATAATGTTTGTAGAAATATCATCATCTTTCTTTATGGTTCTGATGTAATCAATCAATCCTAATGTTTCTACTACATCACCGCCGGGTGAATTAAGTAAGATATTGATTGATTTTAATTCTGGATTAATTTTTCTGAGTAATCTAACTTTCGATATTGTATCGAATATCATACCTTGACTAATCTCATCTTGTACTAAGATAATGTTTGATTCAATATCAATTCCATAATCAAACTCTCTGAACTCCTGAAAGTGTTTATCTCTTTCGGATACTTTCTGTACATCATACTTTGGTTCTATATCACCAGCCGTAGATGTTCTGCCTTCATTATATAAATCACTCATATGCTTTTTGTAACTATTTTTTATGTTAAACTTATGTAAATATACGAAATTATTTTTACAATACCAAATCTTTTAATAAGTTTTTATATCATCTTCATCGATATCGTTTAAACTTTCTTTTTCAGTTTCACCTATATAAGTTCCATCTGAATATGGTTTGGAAAACTCATTATAGATTCTCTCATCTTTTTTCTTAACAGATTTTTCTACTTCATCTAACTTTTCTAAGAACTCTTTTTTCTCCAATCGTTCTTCTTCTTTTGGATATACCTCTACATTTCCTGCAGTATCTTCTACTTCATACTTTGGTGTAGCAAGAATCTCTTCATTCTTCTTAATCATTTCTTCTTGAGAAAGTTTATCTTT